CATGGCTGCGTTCCAGCGTTGTCAAATCGTAATTGTTACTGCTGCTCCTCCAGGTTATGCAGGACATCATCATGTGAACTGTCAGTCACAGGAATACTGGCACAAGAAGTTTGATGAATACGGCTTTACATATGATCCTGTCTTTACTGAAATCATTCGCGCAGAATCTACGATGCAAAAGCCATTCCTACAGCGCACGGGTATGTTCTATGTGAACCGTGCTTTCCCAAAGTGAGGTGACATATGATTGATCCTATTCGTATTTACATCGGAACTTCGGCTAACAACGAAGATTCTGAAGCAGAAATGGTATTGGAATATACGCTAAAGAAAAACTCCACACTACCTTTGTCTATTCATTGGATGCGTCAGACGCGAGATGGTAGTGGTTCTATCTGGGGTCAATGGGAAACACAACGCTGGTCAACTCCTTTCAGCGGATTCCGTTGGGCAATTCCAGAAGCGTGTGGATTCACTGGTCGCGCCATTTACATGGACGTAGACATGCTCAATCTCAAAGATATTGCGGAGCTTTATGCTATTGATCTTCAGGGCAAGCCTATGGCTGCTCGTCGTGGTAAGCGTTTCGGTGGCCATGAGTTTTGTGTTATCGTAATGGACTGTGAGAAGCTTGGTGATCTCATGATGCCTGTCGCTCGCATGAAAACGAATCCAGACGCGCATCATAGATATATCAGTATGTTCTCTGGTAACGATCAGTTCGTTGCTGAGATGGATCCTCGTTGGAATTGTCATGATGGCGACGGTAGAACCATTGACGATATCTGGCATTTGCATTATACTGAAATGAGTACCCAACCTTGGCAGCCGGCTTGGTTTACTGGCAAGCCGCAGGAGCATCCTCGCCAAGATCTAGTTAAGCTATGGCACGACACTCGCGCAGAAGCAGTTCTGAATGGTTGGCATCCTAATCTAATCAATAAGACATACGGCGACTATAACATCATTGGACGATAATGAAACTCTTTGCTTCTTGTGATCCTAAGTATCTAAACGTTCACGCTCCTGCGCTCGTAGCTTCTGCTGCTTGCGCGGGAAACAATCTTCATCTGCACGTCATTGATCCTACTAAAAGTGATCTTGCTTTCCTAGAATATCTTAGAGAAAGATATAACAAGATTTCTGGAAGTGGTCTCTTCGCTTGGTCTATCGGTAAGCCATTTGTTAATCTAAGCGGCGACGAACAGAGTTTGAATAACTGGCCCGATGCACAGCGCACAATGTTCGCGTGTGATAGATTCGTGACTGTTGTTAGTCTCATGGAAGCTGAGCCAGATGAAGACTTCCTAATCATCGACACCGACTGTCTGATTATGAAGCACATCGAAAAGCCAGACGACGATCAAGTTGGTCTGTTCCTACGCGAGCCTCTCCCACAGACGCAGGGATGGGAAAATCAAGGGACACGAGTTGCTGCTGGTGTAGTCTACTACTCAAATGAAGCGATCGACTTTGCTCGTAATGTGATGTATCGTATTAAGCATGGTCCTTATAACTGGTTCCTAGATCAAGTTGCTCTGAATGAAATCTATCAGAAAGAGCTGAGCAACTATCGTTTCCATTACTTCGACGAAAAGTTTATGGATTGGGAGTTTATCGAAGGCACAACAATCTGGACAGGTAAGGGTCCGCGCAAGTATGACAATCCAACATATGTTTCTAAAAAGAACGAGTTCGATAGGATGATCCGATGACGAAAGTAATTGAAAGACCAATGTCAACTACACACGTTCTAGAGTTTCCATTTCATTATATCAAAGATGAAAAGGAAGCAGAGAACGTAAGAAAGCTAATCGGCGATAAAGAAGTGATGCAGGTACATCGTGGTGTTGATGAACACACATTTCAGCCAATTCTCTATTTCGCTATTCCCGAAAAAGATAAACCATTCTTTTACTGGGTAAAGTATGCGGCTCCAATGACACTATGGACGTTAGAATGAAAGTAGCAATTCTATTTCCACGCCTTGATGTTACGTTCAAGGAAGGACCAGTTCCCGAAGCTCGCGGAGCTATTCCTGAGATTCGTATTCACTGGCAGAATATGGGTAATCGTCTCCTTCAGCGTCATCGCACGAAGGGAGATCAAGTTGAGTTTATTGAAAAGCCTCTCTGGCAGTTTACTCCAGAGTTCGTTGAGTCGCTAGACGCTGATATCGTTTATATCCCACACAAGTCGACAGATACGTTTCCTGTCCGCGATAAGATCGTTCGCTACTATATGCAATCTGTATTCCCGTGGCAGTTCTACATCGACTCTAAGGGATTTGCTGGTGGAGCTTCGTGCTATCCATTCCTGATCGACAAGAATCGTGAAGTCCCGCACGGCAGTTTCTACTCTCAGATGCAAGCTCGTGCTGCATTGGGAGGAAGCAAGTTTGAACAGCCGGCTTCTCAAAAACTTAATCTACCTGAAGAGTTTTTCTTCTTTCCGTGCCAAATTCCACACGATGAAACCATCAAATATCACTCTGATGTTTCCGTTTTAGATGCTTTACTCGCTACCTGTAAGGCCACTGAAAAGCTAAATATACCGCTAATCGTCAAAGGGCACCCTGTCAATCCAGGAAGCATGATCCCTTTGTATGAAGTTGCTACTCAGTTTAAGCATGTCTACTGGGTTGACAACATTTCCATTCACGATCTCATTCCCCACGCTAAGGCTGTTATTGTTGTTAATTCGGGAACGGGTATGGAAACATTGCTACATAAGACACCGATTGTTACATTCGGACGTTGTGAGTATGATTGTGTGAGTAACAGAGCTACGACTGATAATATCGTCGATATCCTTAAGGATCCTAAATTCGACGAGAAGGCTGTACGAGCGTTTTTTGAGTCATGGTACGAATGGACTTATGACACAAGAAGCAGTAAATCTTTCGAACGACTTTAGGAGTAAATAAAATGGCATATTGGGGTTATCATCTAGTTTTGGACTGTGCTGAACTTGACAACGCAGCAATTACCAGCTATGATACTATCTACGCTTTTGTTAAGAGGCTCGTCAACGATATCGACATGGTAGCCTATGGCGAACCACAGATCGTAAACTTTGGATCTGGTAACAAAGCGGGCTACACACTCGTGCAGCTTATCGAAACGTCAAACATCTGCGCCCACTTTGTACCAGATGACGGAATGGGTGGAAACGCAATGTATCTTGACGTTTTCTCGTGTAAGGAGTATGATGATCAGGTTGTCATCAATCTCGTGAAAGAATACTTCGGCGCTAAGTATGTGCGCCCCAACTATCTAACTCGTCAAGCCTAATAAGGAGTGAAAATTGATCATGTCTATGGAAGACTACGATGATTATAATTGGGAAGTTAAGCAACATGCGCGTATGAGCAAGAGGAGAATCGGTTCAATTGTTCCAGCTGTTACGTTTAAGATCCGTGTTCGTGATGACAGTATCGAAGGACCCAATCCTTATCGTTGGGATGATCTGACATCTTATCAGATCTTTGGTAATAAGCGAATCATTTTGTTCTCGCTTCCTGGTGCGTTTACGCCTACCTGCTCAACGATGCAGCTTCCTGGGTTCGAAACAATGTATGATGAATTCAGACAGAAGCACAATATCGACGAAATCTATTGTCTGTCTGTTAACGATGCGTTCACGATGAACGCTTGGGCCAAGTCTCAGAATATCAACAAGGTTAAGGTTATTCCAGATGGTAATCTTGAGTTCACGCAGAAAATGCGCATGAGTGTTGATAAGAGCAATCTTGGATTCGGTGATCGTAGCTGGCGTTATGCTATGATCGTCAACAACGGAAAAGTTGAAGCATGGTTCGAAGAGCCAGGATTCAGCAATAACTGCGAGACTGATCCTTACGGTGAAACGTCTCCAGAGAATATCATGAACTGGCTGGATAGTCAGTGAAAAAGAATTGCGGGTATAACTCAGGGGTAGAGTGTCAGCCTTCCAAGCTGTTCGTCGCAGGTTCGAATCCTGTTGCCCGCTCCAATCTTCGCGAATGGTTAGAAATAGCCTTCGCGATAGCCATCTGTAATTGGATGGCACTTGCTGCAGGTGCTGTCCTGCTAATATATAACATGGTCAACAACTAAGGAGTAGAAATGAAAAATACACTAACAGCTCTGGCTCTTCTGGCCTCTACCAGCCTCGCTGGTGCGGTAGATCTGCCATCTGGAAAGGCACAACCACAAGCTCCAGCTAACTATGTTAAGGTCTGCGATGTTTATGGTTCAGGCTTTTTCTATATCCCTGGTACGGACTCTTGCTTGCGAGTAGGCGGCATGGTTCGTCAGGACTTTGCGTATGTCCCATCAGGTGACACATACAAAGTGACTTCTGGCGCTAGAGCAATCAACACATACGGCGCTGGTCAGAACACAACTGGTTGGGAAACACGCGGTCGCATTGATCTCGATGCTCGCACACCTACTGACTTCGGTACTGTAAGAACTGCTGCTGGTATTCGCTTTTCGCGTTCATCAGGCACTCTTGCTGACGTAGCAAATCCAACAGGTGCTTCGCAGTCTGCAACGACTACGACTCCTATCATGGAATATGCTTACATCCAGTTCGCTGGTTTGACTGCTGGTGCTGCGCGTGATAACTTCCAGTTCATGCCTTCAGCTGTTTACTCAGCTCAGCACTGGGCATCGTTCATCATCAATCCTAAGCAGGTTGCTTATACTGCTACCCTCGGTGGTGGTCTGAGTGCAACGATCGCTGTTCAGGATGCTACCGATACAGCAATTGCTCCTGTCGATGGTGTAAATGCTACGACGACTTATTATGCTCCCCAGAACGAAAAGAATCTTAATCTCGTAGGTAACGTCCGTTGGGATCAGCCTTGGGGTACGGTTCAGGTTATGGGTGCTGGTCGTCAGGCACAGGTTCTTGACACAACTGGTCTAACATACAATCAGGAAAAGGGCGTATGGGCGGCTGGTGCTGGTGCTAAGATCAACCTGCCATTCACTGGTCACAAGGATAACGCTCTGTGGCTCACAGGCGCTTATGCTGATGGCATGACTGAATACACTACAGCATACGGTTCTAACAAGATTGCTAACTGGAAGCGCGATCTCAACGGCTGGCAGTTCAATCAGCCTTCGATCATTGCTTACAGCACAGGCGTCGAGACTGTTAAGTCATGGAACGCTGCTGCTCTGTATCAGCACTGGTTGACTGACAAGTATCGTATCAATGCGTTTGGTTCATACGGTCAGATCCAGGCTCCAGAAACAGCTAAGGCACTTGTGTTCGACGCTAAGAAGGGCTTCGGTGATGCTAAAGTTTGGTCAGTTGGTTCAAACTTCGCTTGGCTTCCTACAAAGGACTTCGAGCTTGGTATTGAAGGCATCTACTCAAACATGAAGCAGGATGTCCGCTATACGCTCGCTTCGTCAACCAACAAGGTTGAAAAGGAAAGCGATAGCAACTGGACGATGCGTCTTCGCGCTGAACGTCGCTTCTAATCATGAAAGCCGCATATATTAGTGCGGCTTTCCTTTTCCTAATGGCTGGACTGTTGCTTTGGATAGCATACGGTCCAGCCATTTTCTTTGATCTACTGACCATATATAATATGTGCTTCTAATGCCCGTGTAACCCAATCGGCAGAGGTACGAGACTTAAAATCTTGACAGTGTGGGTTCGAGTCCCACCACGGGTACCATATAACAATGATTACATTCAATCCTAACAAGTTTGGTTATTATGAAGTCGACGGACGTCCAACGTATAGTAAGTTGGAAGCAGCCGAATGGGCTCACTTTAACAAATCTACTATCCGTTGGGACTTTAATGATGAAGTGTTTGGTAAAGTAGATTGGACCACAGAACCTCCTATCGGTTTGTGGGAACTTTACAAAGAACGAGCAAAACAGATTCGAGAAGCATACGACTACGTCGTGTTATGGTATTCCGGTGGATCTGACAGCCACAATATGCTACTCGCGTGGATTGATGCTGGTCTCAAGATTGATGAGATAGCTACGACTTGGAACTTTGAAACGACAGGTGATCCCCTCAATCACTACAATGCCGAAATCACAAACGTCGTTATCCCAGACATCAAGAAACTACAGGAGTCTGGAATAGAATTCAAGTTCCGTCTCATTGATATGGCTGAGCCATCATTGAAGTTGTTTGATACTTGGACTACGAACTTCGAGTATTACATCAACTGTCACTTCAGTCCTAACAATCCCGCTCGCGCGATGCTGCGCGAAACAATTCCAGACTATAAGAACATGATTGCTGCTGGCAAGAAGGTATGTTTCGTTTGGGGTAAAGAAAAGCCATATCTTGGATATGCACAGGACTATAAGAGACACTACGTTCATTTCTTCGACAATGGAGATAACTGCGTCAGTCCGTATGTTCAGCAAAGATACTATGACGGATGGTATGATGAGTTCTTTTACTGGACTCCCGATTTCCCGTTGATCCCAGTCAAGCAAGCACACGTTATCAAGAACTTCTTGGAATACGCTACTCAGGACTCACTGTTTTGTGATCTAAGTCATAATGGCTATTCTGTAAAGACTGGTAAGTATCTGAAGGATCGAATCATTAAGATGATCCTGTATCCTAAATGGTCGAACGATATCTTCAGTAATGGTAAGACGAGCTCGTTCACATACTCTCAGCGCGACGACTGGTTTTTCTTAGGTAACATAGAACAGAAAACAAGATTCATCGAAATCACTAATTCGTATTTCAACAGGATCGATCCAACCAACAAAGAACGCATCAGCGTTTCACCAATGTTCAGTAGGAAATACATGCTATGAGTTTCACAGAGTCACATGCGCGAACAGTAGCAAAGACGCTGACAGTTCGTGTCTGCTTTACGCTAAGTCATATCCTTAATGGATTCATCGTAACAGGTTCCTGGATGACAGGTGTAACGATTGCCAGCTTTGCTGTGCTGATCAATATGTTCCTGTTCTGGGGACACGAACGTGTGTGGAATTGGTTCCAATGGAATCGTAAGCCGAAGGATAATGCGTTCTTCGTCGATGGTCATCCGCGCACAGTTTCCAAGTCAATCACGTGGCGTGCTATCATCACGTTCAATAACTTCATGATCCCGTTCCTTACGACAGGTTCTTGGCAGGCAGCTCTTGCGTTCTTGACAGTAGCAACATTCCTGAATATCGCTGTGTATTATCTACACGAGCGCGCATGGAACATGATCAAGTGGGGTAAGAATGATAATCGAGAATAAGGAAAATCTCACGCGCATGCGCGCAGAAGAATCGACGCAGATTTTCGGTTCTCCATATTACACGGAACTAGAACGTGCATACGGCAAGTATCTGCTCGTTCCATTCGACGTTCCTAAGATCGTACCAAACGATATGGAGAAGTTCGTATATTTCTACGATCAACATGCAAAGTTCGCTTTGAAGATGAAAGACGACATCGCTGAAGATTTGCTCAAAGACGATAGACCAGAAGGACAAACACCATATCGTTCTATTGATAGCTGTGAATCTACCCAGACTATGATCTGGGCAAAGAACTACGTTCCAGAAATCTTTACAGAGTTCCCTGAGCTGTTCGATCAGATCCACGATTACTTCCCATTCCTTGATCGTGGATTCATGTGGACTATGTGGTCTAGCGCAAAAGATATCATTCCGCATCGCGATATGCGTTCTATGCTCGATATGCCTATTCGTTTGCGTATCAAGCTGTATGATAACAATCCAACCGAGACACTAGGACTACATCTTGCTCCAGTCGATAAGCCTATTATTGGTCCGTGGACAATTGATGTTCCAGATGATACGAATTCGTTTGCTTGGAACAATCTCAGAACTAGACACGAAAGCAAATTCACGTATCGTCATAAAAAGATCCTATTGATCAGCTTTGCGAATTACTCAGGTCCAAAGATGAATCAATATGTAGATTTGCTAGATCGTAGCATCACTAAGTATAAAGAACGCTTGCTAATTGACACATACACAACTGTAGGAGACTATATCAATGTCTAACCTAAACTTCACTAAAGAAACATTCTGCACTATGCCTTGGTCTTCAATCTTGATTTTGCCGTCTGGCGATTTCAAGATCTGTTGCTTCACAGGACAAGAACTACCCAACGGAGGCGACTCGCATGGTATTGCGTTCGCTGAAGATGGAACAACGATGAACGTTCTTACGCATTCTATCAAGGAAGCTATGAACTCAGTTTATCACAAAGAGATTCGTGCTGCACAAGCTAGAGGCGAACGTCACATTGCTTGTAAGGTGTGCTGGGATCGTGACGATGCAGCAAAGCGTCAGGGAGTTAAGCCAACGTCGCTTCGTGTAGTCAGAACTTTCGATCAGAACGCTGAGGGTGCTGCGCGATATCATCCAGAACGTAATCGCGTAGGTGGACAACCTATGCTAGGATCTGCTATCCCTGACAACGCGAGTGCATGGTTGATTGATCCAGCTATCAACACAGACGGCTCGATGAAGGATATCATGCCGATCTCGCTCGACATTCGTTTCAGCAATTTGTGTAATGCTAAGTGCATCATGTGCGAGCCGCTCTATTCGACTCTGTGGTACGAAGATTACGAAAGACTCACAGGTCAACAGTTCTTCAACAGCGGAATGAAACGATACAATATCATCAAGACACCTAAAGTCTCTGGTGGAAACGTGTATTCTTCAGATATGCCAGAGTGGCGTGATGATCCTCGTTGGTGGGCTCAGCTCGATGAACTTGCTCCACACCTTCAGCACGTCTACATCACAGGCGGCGAGCCATTCTTGCAGCCACAGCACGACAAGTTCCTTGATCGTCTCATCGAAGCTGGATACGCTAAGAACATCGTTCTGGAATACGACACGAATCTGTCTGTCATGAACACCAAGATTCTTGAGCGTCTGACGAAGTTCAAGGATATCATTCTGCGCATTTCAACCGACGATGTTGGTGCTCGCTATGAACTCATTCGTCATCCGCTGAAGTTCGACAATCTGCTCAGCAACATGGCGAAGCTGAAAGACTACGGACTAGACAAAAAGGTCGACACCATCACAACGTGCATCGGTATCTACTCGATGTATGCTCCGATGAGAATGTGGGAAACCTTTGCTCCTATGGGATACGAAAAGTATTTCATCCGTATCCTCGTTTCGCCTAAGGCAGTCGACATGGCATACCTCCCTCGCAAGATCAAGGAAAAGGTAATCAACGACTACGATGGAAACAACGCTCTGCCGCACTTCCACAAGACCCATGTCGCTGGATATCTGAAGAACAACTTCGATGTGATCGACGATGGGAAAGCAAGAGCGCACATGAACTCCTTCGTTCGCTATATGGAAGGACTCGATAAAATTCGAGGAACAGACTGGAAGTCCACGTTCCCTGAAATCGTCGATTTGCTCAAGCTCGCCTACTGAGCGAAATCCTTAGGAAGCTAATCATAACGGGGGCGTAATGACCCCCGTTTTTTTGTAACTGTTTGTGATACAAAAGTTAACGGAAATTTAACGAAAAAAGTGCGGTTTTTGCCGTTTTAAGCCTTGACAACTAGGGGGTAACGTGGTACAGTTAAAAAGTAGGGGGAAACTACCGTTTACCGCTACACCCACCCGCCCTAGCTAGGGCTTAACTATATAAGGGGTTCCTAATGGATTTAACGTCGATTTTCCGTGATTTCCAAGCTCTTGAAACCGTAACAGAAAAGGTTACGTTCCTTAAGTCGCTGGCTACGTTTAACTTGCCTTACGATATCAATTACGAAGCGCTCATTTCCGCTTGGGAACGTATCGAAAATTGATACAAAAATAATTCCAAAAAACCACGGTTGGGGCCTTGACAATCAGCCCCTACCGTGGTAGAATTAAAAAGTAGGGTAAAGTCAAGGAGTTAGCTATGTCCGCCGAGTTCGTCATTTTCGCGCCGTTCCTCTCAATCGTCGCGCTTATGCTAGTCGCGTTCGGGTACGTTCACTATCTTGATAATCGCCCTTGACAACCACGATAGCACCAGCTATCATTCATTATGTAACCACTTGGAGACCTGTATATGAAAGCTCAATTCGTAATCGACTTGCTCAAGTCCAACTCTAACCGCTTCACTCCCGCTCAGCTCGAGCAGGCTACCGGTTCGCCGCGTCGTGCGCGTCGTGCTCTGTTCCTCGCTCGCAAGGAAGGCGT